GATGGAAGAATTCATCATGTTGGCCATCGTTCTCGCCTTGTTCTTCATGCGTAAGCAAATGAACAAGTTGGCCTATGGTGCCGCCTTGGCTGCTCTTGTCGGTCTCTATGCCTACCGCCGAGTGCAAAAAGTTGAAAAGTACTGCTCCAAGTGTATGATGTAAAAAAAATTATAAAGTTTATTATATGATTGAAGTAAGACTCATAAAATCTCCCAGTCCTAAACATAAATTTAGGGTTATCTTTAGAACTGGTAGGTACGTTGATTTTGGGGGAAAGGGATACTCAGATTACACCCTGCACAAAACACCCGAACGCATGCGTCTCTATGTTTTACGCCACGGTGGACGCATACCACCATCTGTCATGAAAGAGAAGAGAAGGGGAGCTATCCAGCGCGGTATGTTAGACGTGGTCTCGAGTCGTAAGGAGTTGTGGACCGCGGCGGGTGTAGGCACCGCGGGGTTCTGGTCGCGGTGGCTCCTCTGGTCGTACCCATCTCTCGACGATGCGAAAATGTTTATATCTAAAAAGTTTAAAATAAAGTTTATCACACCCTGATTAAAGATGGTGGGCATTACATAGTCATGTGGCGCACCGCAACTCTTGAGGAACTTCAAAACATAGTTCGAGATGTCATACTCCCTGAACTCGTTCAGTTGAGGGAGGAGGTCCATTACCTTCGTAAACACACCTGGCCCTACGTCCAAGCGATGAAAGAAGATGGGGCACAGCTCAGTGATATGGAGGCAAAAAGGGAATTCTTTAGCAACCTGTACGATGAGGATGTTAAAGAACTCTTATGTATAAAAATGCGCTATGCAAAGAGCACCAGTCTCACTGCACTTGAATTTGATAGAATTAGAAAAAATCATCGGTCCGGTACATCTTGACGTTGTACGTACCATCTTTCCCTGTGACGGAAACGCTTTCATTGCCATAGAACTCGGGGCATCCAATGTCCTCGGTGCATTCACGCCCGTCGTGTGTCACAGGTACGGGGTACATCTGTTCCCCTGATGTGGTGGTGTAGTAATTGTATCGGTCTCTGTACCCTCGCGCCTCTTTACCATAGAGGGGGAGTGTTTCGTTATTTGGACCCAACAAGAGACCCATCTGCTGCATGTGTCCGGGTTTGTATTGTTTGATAGGTGGTCCTCTGTACTCTGGGGCGCGTCTCGGAGGGTCCACTCGCACAGGGACGGGCACTTCCACGGGAACGGGCACTTCAACTTCCACGGGCACGGCCACTGTGGTGGGGTAGTACCACTTGTAAAGAAGAGCGAGCGCTAATACAACAATTGTCGCATACATGAGACGAGTTTTATTTTTATTCTTCATGTATACTATATGGCGGAGAAAAGAAAGCGAGCGACATTCTTTCAGGAACTTTTGTCTGACATGGAACGAGGACGAGCCGAAAAGCGACTTGAACAAGAGCGATTAAAAAGAAAGAGACAAAATATGAGAAATGCCGAAGCCGCTCGTATCGCACTCGAAGCACACCGCGCGAAGAAAAAAAGAGTGGAGAACGCAAAGGTGGCGGCTGAACAAAGAGCTATGATGCGAGAAATCAATACCTACGGTACGATGATTGGAAAGGGTGTGCTCGCAGAAAAAATGTACAAACGCATGTTGGAAAAGGTGATGCGTCAAACGACATATACTCCCACTGATTTTAAATATTTAGGGAAAGTTGTAAAGGCGCGACAGGATGGGCGATGGTCTGTGGTTGAACGTCTCATCAGAGAGTGGGAAGCCGATGTGAAGCGTCGCGTGTGTCGTATGAAGAAGAAGAACATGCAAAACATCGCGAGAGGGTTGAACGTGAACGCGGACAAAAAGAAAAAGGCACAACTTTGTCAGGCTATTAAAAATAAAATGTAAGCTATTTGTAATATATAATGGTGCGACCAGGTAACCTCCGGAAAATGTCCCAGGAGAATGAGTTTAAAAACATGGTTGAAAAGTTTGGAAATGCGGAAACACTCTACAATTACCAAAGATTGCGAGCCATCTACACGAATCGTAAAGAACCCAACTACGTGAACGCCATGCGTCAATCCCGACCCATCTTGTACGAGCGCCTTCAGAAACTCGTGGCGCGTCTTCCCGAAGAAATCTTCAGCAATGGAAGAAATATCTTCTTATCAGTGTCAGCTAACTCGTCACCGAAAGAGTTGTTCAACGCCATGAATAAAGTGAAAAGGTTGCGTGTGAAGCCGACTCAACCAGTCATTAAGGACCCGTTGAACACGCTCAAGTACACACAAACATACATGGCACAGGAACTCGGCAAATCACGAAACAGAAAAAACTATGCCAACAAGGCATTGTTGTTTATGGGCCAAACCAACTTCGCCAAAGCTGCTGTTCGTGCGAAGGCCATGCTCGCGAAGCGTGTGAAACAGAGATATGACCGTCTGTCTGAAGAAAATAAAAAGTTTGTCAACATCTCTCGTCTCAATAAATCGGCGAACCCTGAACAACTCCTCAAAGCGCTCGAACGCATGTCTAAATTTAACACGACTAAAAACAACGCGTCTTGGCGATTCGTCTAACTCTTGTGACGAAAATTGTCAAAAAAGTGCACAGTCGTGCGAAAGTTAAAATACACAATCATACACATGGCATCACCAATATCGTGTTTCCTTTCATAGGGTATGACCTCACCCTTTGGTAGGTACTTTTCCGCGATACTTGTGGTTCTCTCCTTTCTTTCCTCATAGGTCAGGTGTCTGATACCAAAGTGTACGTGCAAAGACACTGGGTTCACTAGGGTCACTTTGTCTTTGAACATGTAATGTAATAAAACTTCTATATTTTGAAATCCACCCGGGGGTTGTCTTTCTATGAGAATGTGTTCAGCGTTGTCAAACCACACCCTGTATTCATTCACCATTAACGGCACTAGGTCAACGATATCATTACTATAGATGTATTTGTAATCCCCGAGACTTACCTTTTTCATAAACACTGGACGGACCACCTCCTTTTCACACTCGGCGAAAACGAGACCCATGTTGAAATACCCAATGTCTATGGCGAGGATTTGGCGCATATGTCTTTAAAAGTTGAGTAAGTTTTTAAATTCATTATAGAATTGTTTGTGATTATTTAATAATTTTTGAATTTGTTGTGGAACTGCGTTAAACTGTCGGGCCAGAAAAATCACACGAAGTTGGTGAATGAATGGCATGTACATATCGGGAGTGTCGACTTCCAGTTGTCCAAACAATTTTATGATATTAATCACCTGGTTGACTTCTTTTTCTGTGATGTTGTGTAAATTTTTAAAGTACAGTCTTCTTGACTGAATTGTTCTTACGTCGATGCGTAAAAACTTTTTCGTGAAATCAAAGAATGTCCCACCTCTCGTCGTCACCGACATGAAATATGCCAATTTTATGTGATGGTCTTGGAGTTGACCTGTGATGTGTTTCGTTTGAAGTTTTGTATCATAATATGTTTCTCTTCCATAGACTTGAATTAATAATGTCTTTTGAGTTTGAAAATTACTGTGTCGTTTTTTGTTAATGTTCACCCCACCATTGTAGTTGCGCATCATATCAGGTGAGGTGGGCACCCCCGTGTGTGGTCCGCGATGGATGGTTTTGTTTTTAAAAACTTTATTGAGATAGTCTCTTGAATATACGTGTCTAATTTTACCATTGTTACTGTTGAGGACATCACTCAATAAATATGTCGGTCTGTTCAACTGTTGTACATTATTTTTGAAATTTTTATTATTTGTTTGTAAGTGATTTTTATTTTTATTGTTTTGAATATTTCTAAAATTCTTTGCAAGTTTATTTTCAACAGTTGTGTTATTTTTTAAAAATTTTTCAAATGATTTTGCATATCTTTTTGCTCTTTCATTTGCATTCTTCTGTTTCTGAGTATATTCCTCTTGAAGTTTTTTTTGTCGTTTCGTCTCTGGACTCATCACGAAAGGGTCTTCATCTGGTATATTTGGTGTCGGGCTTCGGTATGACGACTGGTTCCTGTTTGTGCGCACGCGTCGAGGGGGCATACTATAATCTAATCTAAGAATATATTAATGGACCTTGAAGATGTGTTGAAAAATATTGCACTGTTTGGAAATTACTTAGTTCTTCTTGACTCCATAATGCGTCGTAGGTCATCTTGAACTATTTTAAATCGTTCCAACCTGTACTGAACAAACATCCAGAGAAAGAAGAGTAAACTTTTCAATAAATTATTTGCAGCGGTGTCATCCATTTTGTACACCGGGGACACCAGGCGATGGAAGAATGTTTCATCTTTATTTTTACCAGTCATGTACGTTTCCAGTTGGGTCATGGCACACGTGTCATCGTTCACACTCCAATGATAGAAGATGAATGGAATCAGTATGGAGTACATCTGTAACATGCGTTCGTCATTTACGAAAGGGATGATGATGAGAAATAATAACAATAGTGCGTGAAGTGTGAAAATTATATTCATCTTATTCTAAGATGGAAAAAGATAAAAAATTACCCAAAATTTGGCATCCTCAACAGGAAAGTATTTTAAGGGGATGGGGTGAGAGTGCTGCGTGTTATCGGTGGATGCACTATCAAGCTTTTTTAAGATATAGAAAATCGAATATGCGTTATACATTACCAGTCATTGTTCTATCAACAATCACGGGTACGGCAAACTTTGCTCAAGAACAGTTTCCCCCGGGGTTACAACCCTACGTGGCCCCGAGCATCGGTGGCCTGAACCTCATCGCTGGTCTCATCGCGACGATTTCTCAGTTTCTCAAAGTGAGTGAGTTAATGGAAGCGCATCGCGTGGCGGCGATGCAGTTTGGTAAGTTTTCTCGGGTGGTGCGTTTGGAGTTGGCGTTACCACTTTCGGACCGTTCAAGGGATGGTGCGGACATGGTTGAATTGATGAAAGGTGAGTACGACACACTGATTGAACAAAGCCCATCCATCCCAGGTCCTGTGTTGGCTATGTTTGAGAAGGAGTTTCCATCCGATGAACGACTTACGAAACCCGAAATTATTCACATCAATCCAATTCAAACATTCAGTGCGGTGTTGGAAAATTCAGTCATCTCTAAGATGAAAGGGTTAATTAAGAGTGATAAAACTAAGGAAGAACTTATGACGGACCTTCAAAAAATCCAAGGCACCGAAGCTCCTCCACCGAAAAAGTTTTTCAAAAAAGTGGTGGACACCATCGCACAAAGACAACAAGATGAAACAAAGAAAGAGCTCGAGGAGTTGCGTGGGAAAACACAAGTCTCAAAGAAGAATCAACAACTCGAGGAAGAACTTAAGAAGAGGGCGGAACTGATGGAAATTGCCGTCGAAGAGCCACCACAAGATAAATAAGTAATAGAAGAATCACTATATTAAATATCCCAACTGCGCATAGATATGGGAACATTTTCTTTTTTAAAGGACTAATTACCTTTGTATCTAAGACTTCCAAGGCTTGGTCTGTTAAATCTTTATCAGCATCACTCATGGATAAGTTTATTAAAATTACTCCACAAAAAAAGAAACCCCCTGACGCCACAAATATTCATGGTGACCGCATAGAAAAATTAAAACAATGTCTCACCGAGAATAACAACGTCTTCATATACGGTGCGTGTGGCACGGGGAAGACGTATCTACGAGAGTGCGTGTTAGATGAAATGAATAGCATAGAGCTCACGACCGAACTGTTACGTGCGAAGAGTTTGTTTTCACAACTGATTCAAGGGTCAACGAAACACCTTTTTATTGAAGATTATGAACCAGATAATTTAATTATTAAAGCTGCGGTGGAGCGAGTCGCTGAAGGTGAACGTCTCACCGAGGGGTCTTTGGTTGTGTTATCATCACATTTTTGTTTATATCCGGGGTTTACATTTATTGAAATCCCACGTCACGGACCAGAAATCCTCCGACGTGTGTGTCTGAACAGGTATGACGAAGGCGCGGCTACGCGATGTCGTGGCAACATTAGGGACTATCTCCACTATCTCGAGGGTTCGGATACGAAAGATGTTTTTGAAAACCCAAAGGATATTATATATAAAATATTGTGTGACCCAACATATACATTTCATTCTGAAAAGTTATATGAACACGGACACGTGTGGTCAATTTTTCAAGAAAATTACGCAGACTCTAAAGATGTGAATACCGCCGGTGCGAGTCTGGCATTTTCAGATGCAGATATTTTTGATAACATAATGTACAGTTCCACAAATAACGAATGGAACTTTATGCAATATTTTGCACACTGCGCCATTACCATACCTCGGTTTCACATGAAAGGTCTTTTATGTGAAGATAAAGTCAGACCTGGGTCGTGTTGGACAAAACATGGAAATTATAAAATGCGCGCGAAAAAGTTGTACAACATTCAACTGCGTAATAATAACATTTCCATAGAAGCACTTAATTTATTACAAAAATATGCAGGTCTTGGGTACTATGATAAAATGTTATGTTATGACATAACACCCCAAGATTTTGATACCATGAATCATTTGTGTCTTACAAATAAATTAAAAGCGAGGGACGTCAATACAATTAAGAAGAAACTGAAAAATGCCCTACTTGAACAAGGAAACTGAAGAAGATGAAGAAGTGCTTGAAGTCACAAAAGTCATCGGTAACGAAATCTTCTACTATGGAGACATCACACCCGAAAACATCTTGGAGTTTACTGAAAAATTTCGCAAGTTGGAATCTTGGATGCTGAAAATGTCCAGTGACCTCATAGGATACGTGCCGACCATTCGTGTGAACATCATGAGCGATGGCGGCGACTTGTTTTCGGGCTTCTCGGCGATGAATGTCATTCAAAAGAGTAGGGTACACACCATAACCGTCGCTTTAGGTGCTTGCTGTTCCGCGGCCACGTTCATGCTTCTCGGTGGTAAAGAACGAAAGGTAGGTCGTAACGCACACGTGCTCATTCACCAGCTTTCCACAGGTGCGTTTTGGGGGAAGTTTGAAGAGATGAAGGATGAAATGCGGACGTGTTCCAAATTTATGGATATGATTCGCAACACGTACACATCTATGACGAAAATTCCAGAAAAAAAGTTGAAGAAACTCCTGAAGAGAGATATTTACCTTTCACCTGAAGAGTGCATTAAGTATGCCATCGTTGACGACTACGATTAACGTCCACGTAGCGTTTGTATAATAATAACACACCCGCTATTATAATAAAAATTGAAACCGTATTGAGGTTAAACTGTATTCCTCCATCATGCTCTGGGGCCAGGCGTTGCATGCGTTCGTGATTAACCACAGGTATCATCTGATTATTAGTTATATAAAAATAATGTACGTTTTATAGATAAAATGCCTCTCAAAGTGAAGTGTCTGTATGACGGTGTTCATCTTCCCACTCGTGGTTCTGCTGGTGCTGTTGGATATGATTTATATTCTTGCGAAGATGTTACTATCCCTCGCGGCGCGCGCGCACTTATCAGCACGGGGCTCGCAGTTGTTTTGCCAGTAGGCACCTATGGTCGCGTCGCGCCTCGCTCCGGTCTCGCGGTAAAACACGGAATTCAGGTTGGTGCGGGCGTCATCGACCCCGACTATACCGGTGAACTCAAAGTTCTTCTCTTCAATCACGGAGATGACGTGTTTGAAGTCAAGAAGGGGGACCGCATGGCCCAACTCATCATCGAAAAGTGTGAAACCCCAGAGGTGGAAGAAGTTGGAACCATCAAAGAGACCGAGCGCGGTGATGGAGGCTTTGGGTCTACCGGTATGTAAGTATTAATATAAGTAAGAGTGCAACAATGGGCAAGATGAGCAGCATGTTAAACGGCTTTGGCTCTGGCTTCGGCTCTGGCTCTGGCTCTGGCTCTGGCTTCGGCTCTGGCTCCGGCTCTGGCTCCGACTCCGACTCAGATTGTGTTTCGAAGCACTGCTCATCCCCTGTAACAAATTCAGCTAATTCGTGTTCTGTACAGCTGACTTCATCAATACAATACGGACACGCTTCACCCTCTTTGCAACGACAACATACGTCGATTGCATTCACTGGAAACTCGACATTTTCACTACTCGCCATGTATCCAGACTTACAAAGGTCGGTGCTCACCTTGGTGCAGCCTTGTTCTTTTATTAAAATTTGGTCACTATCAACGGCACACTTCTTCATTACAATATGAAAATATTATTTTCAAATGTACCAACCATCTTCCGCCACAGGCATGAAAAGCACACCTTGTCGCATCGTCATGAATAGTTTCGCTTGGTGCACTGTAGGGTATGTAAATAAAAGCCAACGATTCCAGTATTCTTCACTAAACATATCATCCCAATCTTCCGTACGACTTGTAGTGACGTATAGCATTTCTCTATGAATTTCAGCTGGGTCGCGTTCTACGCGCACCTTCCGAGACACCACCGCCCCATGTCTCAGAAGACGCGCACGCATCAATCTCGGATTTTTGTGGTCGGTGTAGTCTTTTTCAGTTTTCGTCCCGAAATCAACCCATCGGTGGTTTGGGAGAATCACACGGTATTTGTGCGCAATACATGGACTTGGTTTTAGGATGATGTGCATCCTTATTAATTAAAGTTTTTACTTTTTTTATATATAAATGGCGCAAAAAGATGTCCTGGGTGAAGGATTTGTTCGCCTCGTGGACCACATGCCTCAAAAGGACTTGGATAACGCCATCGTCCAGTCAGCGAGAGTCTCGTATGGAGATGGGACTAAAACAACACGAGGAGATAGGGGGCTTATACGATATTTGCTTAGACACTGGCATACAACGCCCTTCGAGATGGTGGAATTCAAATTCCACATCAAAATGCCCATCTACATCGCAAGACAACACATGCGTCACCGAACCGCCAGTATCAATGAACTTTCCGCCCGCTACTCCGTCGTCCCGAAAGAATTCTACGAACCCAACGTTTTACGGGGACAATCCGTGGTGAATCATCAAGGGTCCGAAGGTATCGTTGACCTCGACGACACCCTGCGACAGCGAGTCTCTCGTCACATGAACGAAGCTTTCGGGGTATATGATGAGCTCCTTGATGGAGGATGTTGTCGCGAACAAGCGCGTGGCGTGTTGCCACAAAGCACCTTTACCGAATTCTACTGGAAAATTAACTTGCACAACTTGATGCACTACCTTCAGCTACGCATGGAACAGGGCGCACAGAAGGAAATTCGCGACTACGCCAACGCCATCTATGAACTCGTGGAACCCCTTGTGCCCATAACGATGGAAGCGTTCCGAGATTTCCGTGTCAATGGGATGTTCCTCACAGGACCCGAGATTGAAGCCTTACGCACTGGACACGATATCCCTTCACCAGGGGAACAAAGGGAATTTGAAGAGAAAAAGAAAATTCTAGGCATGTAATAAGGAAGATGTGGCTTTACATTGCACTTATTTTAGCTCTTGCATCGAACTGGCTCGTCGGATACTACATCACATCTCGTCGCGGTGAAAAGAATGGTGGAAAGGTGATGGACATCGGTTTTGAACTACTTCCCAACCTTAGTAAATACGAAATCCTTCACGACCTCACGGGACTCATTCCGACTTTGTTTTTGGTGTACAACTGGTTCCGTCCAGGGGGGTGGACGGACGCCGTCAAGAGTCGATACATGCTCACCCTCACGTTCATGTACGCCGCGCGCGCGATGACGAACATCGTCACCCAATTACCTGCGGCTAAACCCGGGACGTGTACACCCAATCCACCTTTGTCCTTCTGCAACGATTACATGTTTAGTGGTCACACCACGTATAACATCGTGACCTCGTATTTCGTTGGGAAGGTGTTGTATCCGGTGTATCCCATCATCGCTTCATTGGTGACTATCGCCACGCGTGAACACTACAGTATCGACGTGCTCGTCGCGTGGATTATATTCTTTGCCATCCAGTGTAGAATTTAAATCTCGTGGGATAATAATAATGAGTAGTGGTGACTCTGGACTTGTTCTTGTCATGGTAATGTCCGGTGTCTTCTGTATGATGTCATCCATTGGACTGGGATACACATGCACAGGCGGGTCTTTTGATCCTGATGATTTTGATATGGACAAGTGTTTAGAGTGGCCAAAGAAGTCCACCTCCACCTCCAACACCACCCCCACCTCCACCACCACCCCCGGAGGCGGAGGCGGAGGAAACAACATTCCACCTGCCGAAGATGCCCCACCAGAGTGTACGGGGCTATTTTCAGAGGCTATATCGACGTGTTACTCAGCTAATGGGGGGCTAGCTGGCTTGAGATGGGAATGGACAGACAGTGATGAATCTAGAGCGTGCAAAGACCTCGCGACGTATTACAGAATTGCTGTGTCATCATCAAAAGATAATCACCTTACTAAATGGGCATTTCCGTTACAGGCAGGGGGTGAGAATAATGCCTTTAATTTTAATAATGCACCTTCGGGGTGGTTGGCGGAACAGAACATAAAATTTTACATCACACCGTTAAATTCGGGTGAACAAAGAATTAGTGATGAAGTCATCGCAGTTCTTGACACGAACAACTCCAGTGAGACGTGTAACGCCCATGGCGACCCTGTATCTATGACTGAAGCTGAATTAGTAACATCACCATCAGAAGATGAAGATGAAGGACCACCCCCGGCTACTGATTGCACCGGTGGCACGTGGTCTGCGTGGGGACCGTGCATGTCTGATGGGCGTGCTCTGGACGCTACAGAAGACTGTGGTCAAATGGGTGTCAAAACAAGAGAACTCTCTGGATATACACCCGCAGCGCACGGTGGTACATGTAACACTTCTGATACCACAGATTGTTATATGCCAAGCTGTCCACCCGACGAACCTGATATACAAGATTGTATTATGGAGCCATGGACTTCAGTTATAGGTACGAGTGAGAGTGGTGAAACTCTATACATGGACGACGTTACCGGTGCTAAAACGTGTAGCGCAGCGTGTAATACATCTAATATGGCACCTGGTATGTCATACCCAGGGGGTGCACCTGGTGGAGGGAAACGCGTTGAGACAAGGGGTATTGATACACCTAGAGGTAAAGATGGCGGTGCAGCTTGTGGTAAATTGAGAGAAGAGTACGACTGCAACACCCATGATTGTCCACAGAATTGCTCTGGTAGCTGGTCGGATATGCCTAATGTTGCAACCACGCTTTCGGTTACGCCTTCGTCAACTTATAACAATTGTAAGTGTTCTGTAAACAAAAAGCAGATATACCGACATATTATACCTCGCCTAGGTGGTGGAGTAGCATGTGATACAGCGGTCAATGCTGAAAGATGGGCTACTGAGACGGAGGTACCTTGTAACGTCCCCTCTTGTCCCTCACACCCGTTCGATTCTGGGCATTGAGTATCATAGATTCGTTAAGCCTAGGGGTGTCCGGGGTAAATAATTACCCACCAAAATTACAAATATGTAAAACTGGTAAATGCGACTGGGCGTCATTAAAAAATATAATTATATACTAGTATGTTGTGGCTTTTGTTCCTCATCGTCATCGTTTTTATTTTATGGCCCTCAAAGGAGCCTCCGGTGAAAATTCAGGAGTTTCACTTCTCTAATTTATGTGCGAGAACACATGAAACTGCACCACGAATCATTCCAGTAAGGGAATACATGGGTACACTTAGAGACATTCGAAAAAATAAAAACGATGATATTTTCTTACAATGTAGGAGTGTTTTTGACCCATATCTTCATAAAAAGTATGGAGCGCAAGTTCAGAAGATAAGGGATAAATATAACATTCCACATCAAGAGGGTGAAAAACTTATATTTAGGATGGCGTCTACGCCACATAGAATTTTATCACACTTTGACTGCATGCCGAGATATATCATGATGCTCAGGGGTGAGAAAGAATTCCTGTTATTCAAACCGGGTGGAGATGAAGTGCAGTTTTTAAAAGATGTACAGTATGAAAAAATGTCTGGTCTCATAGGTGTACTCGAGACACGTGGCATACCTTATAAAAAATTCACTTTAAAGGAGGGTGAATGTTTCCTTCTAGAACCTGCGATGTATCACTATATTGAGAATAACACAAAGAATGACCATACAATTTTAGTAAACATAGATTATCCACACTTACAAGACCCTGTACTTCAAAACAAATGGTCATCAATGTGGGAAGATGGTGTTTGGATACCATAGTTATATATAAGTTCATCAGGACTAAGTGCTCCGTATGAGACAAAAAATTGTTCACCGCGTGGCACCCGCCTCGTCGACCTAAATACTAATACGTCACCTTCACGCCTTAAATCGTAATCAAACTCTTTGGTGTTCTCGACGTCATGATTGAAAAGATCGAGCATTGGATACATTGCACAGGAATATTTGCTATATATACCTCGAGAGCGAGCGACGTCTAAAAAATAAAGTGCTACGTCTCTATCACACCAATAAAACTTTTTGAGACGAACCATATTTTCATGGATACGTTTATTTTTCAAACGCAGGAGTTTACCACTTACATTTTGCCAGGTGTCTATGAGATTCATATTTTTTTGAAAACTTCGTAGGTACACGTAGTGTTTACTTTCTCGACCAAGTTCATATTCAAGTATCATAATTGTTGCAATTTTTTCAAAATAATCCATGTTTTGCCAATTTTCATAAGTTACACGCACATCTTGAGGTTTTTTGGTAGATGCATCGACTACGATGCACATGTCGAGTGGAAGTTTTACGAGAACATCCCCTGGGAATATATCTTGCGTCGCTCTCATCCCCCTGTTCATTTTAGGGAAATTGTCTATTTTAAGTTTGTATAGCATATATTATTATCATCTATAATATGCACGACCTAATCGCACCCAGGGCTTTGAAGACTCTCCAAAATGGTGTTTGGATTTCATCGTCTCACAGGTGACAACCTTACACCGAGCGTTTGTAAAGAGTGTCGTCGTTCTCGCGACAGGTGGGTATCTCTATCTTTTTGGTGTTCCAGCCACAGGTACAATTTTGGGTCATAATCGAGTGTGTTCAGATGTCCATGTTTACGATGAAAATCATTCAACTTTGTAAACATGGTCAACCAGCAATCTTCCGTTGGGACAATCCATTCATCTCGGTGTTCTGGGTTTTCTATGTACGCAATGGCTCTGTTTAAAAATTCATCGTAGTATTCGGCGTAATCGTAATCATAGACCCGGTTCAGGAGGTGCACGGGTGGGTCTACGAGGAGTTCGAGTTCGCGCACCTCTGTCTCGAACGCCCAGTTAATCAGTTCCATCGCGTCCGTTCCGGATTGTATGTAGCGAATCATGTCCGTGGTGAGCAGACCCCGACCCTGTTTCTTTTTCGCCCGGTTATGCTTTGCTATACCAGCATTTATGTAGTCTTCACGACATAATTCTACTGATTTTTCTAGTATTATCTCCTGAAGTTCGAGAGGTAAGATGTCCCATAATGAAGTTGCCATGTACACTTAATTTTTACGCACATTATTTTATCGCGTATATATAAATGAACTTGCGTAAAAAGGCTAAAGAACTTGGACTCAGTGTGACGACTCCAGTGAAGAAGACAAAAAGGTCCAGGCGCTACAAGACTGATAAAGAGTTGATGAATGAAATTGCTCAAAAAAATAACGCGAAACTTCGACAACTTCAAAACATGATTCGAGAGGGAAACAAACAAATTAATAATTACCTGAATAAACAAAAAAAATTACTCACCAAGCAAATACGTCCATGAATTTAATTTTCTTAAAGAGCCTTTGTGTGTAGATTTTTGTCAGCCGTGTACCACGTCTTGCCCTTTGTAGCATAGCTGTGTACGCGCGCGTACGCCCACTGTTGAGGGGAGGCCCCTGGACGGTGTCCCGTGCGCCACGCGGCGAGACCTCTGTTATAGACTGTTCGTAAGGTACCTAGTGGGATACCCGTAGCTTTTGCGATTTGAGGTAATGTTTTCACATCATCTCCATACATCTTTCTAAATTTTCTGGTGTATGAAGATGTGCGCACCTTCTTCCCCTTATCGGTAGGGAAAGGGGTGTAGGTTTTCTTTAACATTTTGAGATA